TTTGGAAAATTGCCCAATGTGACCGCCTCACGGCAGACGGATTTATCCAAACGGCGCATTGGACTGTAAACGCTGTAGACGGTACATACACCGCATCAAGCTACGGCACTTGCGGCTTTGCTGCTGCGACCCCTGCCATACCCTATTCCAGCGTGACTGAAGCTCAAGTGCTGGATTGGTGCTGGGCTAACGGCGTGGACAAGGACGCAACAGAGGCAAGCCTTGCCAATAACATTGCATTGCAAAAGAATCCGGTAACCGCCACTGGCGTACCTTGGTAATGAACTCTCCAGAGATTGATCCGGTGAAATATGGCGCCTTGTACCAGAAGGTGCAGGACTACGAGCGCCGGTTTGATGACATGAGCGCCAAGATCGACAAGATGGAGACATCTATCGAGACGCTGGTAGCACTAGCAAACCAAGGCCGTGGTGGTTTCTGGATGGGTATGGTCATCGTGTCCGCTGTCGGAAGCCTTATCGGTTATTTCACGCACTTACTTAGCAAACCGTGATCCAAAATGATCGACCCTATCACCGCCTTTGCGACTGCCCAAGCCGCGATAAAGGGGGTGCAGGCCGCTATCAAGATGGGCAAGGACATCCACGCCATTGGCGGGGAGATGATGAAGTTTTTCGAGGCAAAGGATATTGTCCAGAGGGAAGCGTCCAAGCCTAAGAACAGTTTCGCTAAGTCAGATACGGCGGCGGCTTTTGAAATAGTGATGCAGGCCAAGCAGTTGGCCGATGCCGAGAGAGAGTTAAATAATTGGATGGTGATGTCGGGTAACGCTGACCTTTGGCAGCAGCTCATGGTGGAGCGCAACAACATCATCCAAAAGCGCAAGGTCGAGGAAATACTGGCAGAGAACAAGGCCAAGAAGCGCAAGGCAGAGATTGATGATTTATTGACCTGGCTAATTGGTGGTGCGCTTGCGCTGCTGTTGCTAGGTTTATGTTTTTGGTGGCTTACGTTACTTTTGGGGAAATAAATGCTGACTATCCTATCTACTTTGATCTCATTCCTGATGGGCGGCCTGCCCAAACTGCTGGATTTCTTTCAAGATCGCAACGACAAGAAGCACGAGCTGTCGCTGGCTCAGATGCAGATTGAACGCGAACTAGAACTGCGCAAAGCTGGTTTTGAGGCGCAGGAACGTGTAGAGCAGATACATAGTCAGCAACTAGAGATGGAAACCAAAGCTAAAGCGGGAGAGAACCTGGTCAATGCCCAAGTTGCTGAGATGAACGCCATCTACAAGCACGACGAGTCTCTGGGAGAGGGAACATCACAATGGATAAAGGACTTGCGTGCTGGTACGCGCAGTTTCATCACTATGGGATTTTTCTTACTTCTTTGCTTTGTCGATGTAGGTATGTTTATCTATGGGTATAACAACGGCGTGGCGTTTCCTGCGCTGGCTGAGAAGCTGTGGGATAGCAATACCCAGGCGCTGTTTGCTTCTATCGTAGCGTTTCATTTTGGTGGCAGAGCTTTTGGAAAATGATCTGGACCCTGGTGCTGGTAACAGGTATCAACATGAACTCAATCCTAATCGTTGGATATTTTGAGTATGAGTCTGCTTGCCAGAAGGCGGCTAAAGAGTGGCGCGACCTGGGCTACAAAGTGGGGTGCGTTCAAACGCAAAAGAAATGAAAGTCTCAGCTAAAGCGCTCACCATGATTAAGCACCACGAGGGGACTAGGCAGCGTCCCTATCGCTGTCCGGCTCTGCTTTGGACTGTCGGTGTCGGCCATGTACTGTACCCAGAGCAGGGTAAGCTAAAGATAGAGGAACGCAATGGATACCCATTACGTCCAGAGGATGACCGTCAATGGACTATGAGGGAGGTAGATGGAATACTTGCAGCAGACCTGGAGCGCTTTGAGCGCGGAGTGGAGCGTTTCTGTCCCGTCGCTCTTACACAGGGCCAGTTTGATGGTCTTGTCAGTTTCTCTTTTAACGTGGGCCTTGGAACACTCCAGCGTAGTACGCTACGCCAGAAGGTGCTACGCGGGGATATGGAAGGCGCTGCGGACGAGCTTTTGAAGTATTGCATGGCCGGTGGTAAGCCTTTGAAGGGTTTACAGAACCGGCGCAAAGATGAGCGCGTTCTATTTTTATCCTAATGGTGGCACAATAAAACTATGGCCATACAGCAAAAACTTGAGACTCCGACGCCGCCTAATCTGGGTTACCCACCAGAGCTATACGAGCGCCGAAATTTCAATGAGTCCAATGGCGCGCTGAATGTTTACTTCAGGAAGGTGACTTCGGTACTTGGCGCCTTGTTTGGCGTCAAGGGAAGCCGGTACATAAACGCCCCGTATGGCGCCTTTCAGAGCACGGCAGACCAGACGGCAGCGGCCATCAATACCGCATACGCGATGACGTTTAACACGACTGACTACACCAATGGAATTACGGTAGTCAGCAACTCGCGTATTACGGTCACAGACTCCGGCATCTACAACCTTCAGTGGTCTGGGCAGTTTGAGAATACAGACAGCCAGGACCATGATGTCAGGGTGTGGATCAAGATCAACGGGACAAACCTTGTCGGCTCTACTGGATTTGCGGCAATGCCGTCTAAGCATGGATCGGTCAATGGCCACACAATTATTGGATGGAACTACTTTTTATCACTTGATGCTACTGACTACGTTGAGTTATGGTGGGAGACTGATAGCACCGCAGTCAGCATCCAGGCATACGCTGCGGCGTCCAACTACCCGTCTACCGCGTCGCTGATTGCGACAATTCAATTTGTGTCGAACACAATGTGAGAACGTCATGTACATACCCTTGAAAATACCACCAGGCATCTACCGTAACGGCACTGAGTACCAGTCATCTGGGCGCTGGTACGACGCTAACCTGGTGCGCTGGTACGAGAATACGCTGCGGCCTATCAACGGGTGGCGTAAGCGTTTCAGCACTCAGACTGCGATGTCTGGAAAGTGCAGGGGACTGATTACATGGCGTGATAACACGAATGACCGTTGGATCGGAGCTGGTACGCACACCAAGCTGTATGTGATGAACGAGTCCGGTACGCTAAAAGAGATTACCCCGACAGGCTTAACCGCTGGCATTGCTGACGCGCAATCATTTACCGGATACGGGTACGCAGCCTACGGAAACTTCGCGTATGGCGTCCAGCGTCCTGACTTGGGTGATGTAGTGAGCGCAACAACTTGGTCGATGGATACCTGGGGCGAGTACCTGATTGCTTGCAGTAGTGCAGATGGAAAGCTGTACCAGTGGCAGCTAGGGTTTGCAACGCCAACGCTGGCAGCGGTTATCACCAACGCACCGACAAGCAACAAGGCGGTGATGGTCACTGCTGACCGGATCATGTTTGCTTTGGGCGCTGGCGGTAACCCGCGAAAGGTAGCCTGGTGCGATCAGGAAGACAATACTATTTGGACTGCGGCCATAGACAACTTGGCGGGTGACTACGAGCTGTCCACAGTAGGCACTTTGCTGGCAGGTAAGCGCGTCAAGGGGGTGAACTTACTGTTTACCGACGTAGACGTACACACGGCTCAGTATGTTGGACCTCCGTTCGTTTATGGGTTTGAGAAGGCCGGTAGCGGGTGCGGGTTGATTTCGGCACAGTCAGTGGCAGCCATCGACACTGCCGCCATCTGGATGTCTAGCAGTGGGTTTTGGATATACGACGGGTACGTCAAGCCACTGCCGTGCGATGTGTCAGACTACGTTTTCAACGACATAAACCTGACTCAGAAGTCAAAAATCTACGCTGTCCACAACAGCAAGTTTGGCGAGATATGGTGGTTCTACCCGTCCAATGACTCCAACGAGAACGATTCCTATGTGACGTACAACTACCGCGAGGGACACTGGAACATAGGCACATTGTCTCGCCTAGCGGGTGTGGACGCCGGAGTCTATACATACCCCATCATGGTGGACACCAATGGCTACATCTACGAGCACGAAATCGGCTTTGACTATGACTCTGCCGTGCTGTACGCGCAATCTGGACCCATTGAGCTTGGTACGGGTGAGAACATAATGAACGTCAGGCAGGTGATTCCTGACGAGCAGACGCTGGGCGAGGCGCTGGTGTCGTTCAAGTCAAGGTTCTACCCTACCGGCGCGGAATCTTCTTTCGGACCCTACACCGCGGCAAACCCCACCAGCGTAAGGTTCTCTGGGCGCCAAGTAGAGATTAAGGTGACGGGCAATACTTTGTCCGATTGGAGGATTGGGGTTATGCGCTTGGAGGCGACAGCCGGTGGGCGTCGGTGACAGACCTGGAGGACTTGCACAGGCTGCGCCAGCAGGTGCAATCGGCTTTAGAATACTCTGGAGGCACACACACATTTGACGATATAGCCCAGGCGGTGACCGAGAACAGGTTCCAGGTATGGCCAGGCGTCAAGTCGGTGGTAGTGACCGAGATCATTGTCTACCCGCGAATCAAGAACTTGCACTACTTCTTGGCTGGCGGCGACCTAGATGAACTCAAGCTGATGCGACCACACATCGAGCGTTGGGGCAAGAGTTTAGGTTGCACGCGAGTTACTCTCGCAGGGCGTCAGGGCTGGGCCAAGACGTTTCTGCGCGATGAAGGATACGAACCTAAGTGGTTCATTTTGAGCAAGGAACTTTGATATGGCGCGAATGAAAAATTATGGAGATGATGAACTTATAGCAAATCCATTTGCGTTTGCTGCGCAAGCTCCTGCTGCTCCCGCAATGGCTGCACCAGTTGCTGCTCCAGTTGCTGCTCCAGTTATACAGGCTGATGCTTCCGCTGCGAAACCGGTATTAAACTCTCAACCTATTGGCCGCGATGGAAGTTTGGGAACATATTCTCAAGTTCAAGGACCTAAGATGCGTCCGGTTTACTCCGGTGTAAACCGCAATGGAGAGCTAACTAAATTTTTTGGTTATGAGCAAGACCCATCACAAGGAGTAGTTGACGTACCAAAACCTGACGCCATACTTGCAGAACAAGCAAGACTAGGTGGTAAAGAGATTGAGCCTATCTATGCTCAAACAACAAATACAAGAGGTAGAGGTGGTGCATCAGAAACCGTATCTTACGGCCCTCCTATTGGCTACCGTTACGACAACGGGCAGAGCCAGTACGTTAACTTTGACACTAGCGGACAACAAACAAGCATTCAAGACAGAGGCAATAACCTAGCGCCTTTATTAGCTATTTTGGCAATGCCATTTGTAGGTCCTGCTTTGTTTGAGGCTCTAGGATTAACTGGTGCTGGTGGCGCTGGCCTGTTAGATACCGCTGCGCTTGGTGCTGGTCAGGTTGCTGCTGCTACACCAT